GGGGTAGATTGTGGGGGTTTACTCAATCTCAAGCCCATCACATCCCCAGTCCCGTACCCAAGTGCATACGCCCGGTCGCGGCCAACACCGCCGGCAGGTTGTACACGATGGTCAGCCGCGGCGGGTTGCTCTCGCCGAATGCGTGATACGTGCGCGAGTTATCAGGCGGATCATTCTCACCGGCAGAACGGATGAGCACCGCCAGCGCGGAGAGTTCCGCGGCGATCGCCGCGGCGATGAGCGCCGTCACGTCCGCGGTCACGTACTGCCCCGACGCGTTACCCAAGGCAGGCGACGGGGAGGCGACGTAGTCGCCGCCGGCCGATGACCAGTTCACCCCGTCGCTGCGCTCCGTCCAGTTCGCCCTCGCGGCGTCAAAAGTTCCCGTCAATTGGTGCACGACGTGCGTGCTCGCCAGATATTCCGGCGCCTCTGCATCGCGGTACAACGCCAGCGTCGCCGCGGTCACTGTCGCCTCGGCGGGCAGGGCGGAGAAATCAAAACTCAGCAGCCCGCGGATCCACTCGTCCTCGATGCCCCCGAGCACATAGATCAAGTCTTCGACCGGGTACGCCGCGCCCGGATCGTTCTGCAGCAGGTGCGCGTTCGCGCCCGTGTTGATGACCAGCTCAGGCACTTCACACTCCCAGCCGGATCCCCAGGTGTACGCGCCCGCGGGCCTCGCCCGCAGGCAGCGTGTACGCGATCGTCAGTTTCGGCGGGTTGGCGTCGGCGAAGCGCTGAAAAATCGACCGCCCCGTGCTCGCCCCTTCGTTCACGTTTTTCAACAGCACGTCGAGCGTCGTCCCGCTCGCGGCGCGCACGGTGGCGATCATCGTGGCCACGTCCCACGCCAGGTATTCCCCAGCGCTCGACGCCGGTATCTGCAGCGACGCGCCCGCGCTCGCGTTGAAGTCCCCGCCGGCCGCGCTCCAGGGCACGCCGGTGGCCCGGCTGTTCCAGGTGGTTTGTCCCGCCGTCCAAACGGCCGTGGTGAAGTGCACGGTCTGAAACGGCGCTTCCGCCACGCCGGCCGTCAGCCACAGGGACAGCGTCGCCGCGGAGATCTCCGCGGACGCGGGCAGCGCGGAAAAGTCGAAGCGCAGCAGCGTGCGCAGCACGGTGCTTCCAGCGCGCCCCACGCGCAGGTCGTCGTCGAACACGGTGTCGGCGGACGCGCCGTTGGCGATCTTCGCGTTCGCGCCCGTGTTGATGATCAGTTCGCTCATCGCGCGTCTGGGCCCGAGCCCCGCCGTTCACGGCGGGCGCGTCAGACCAGTCCGACGATGCCCGTCGCCGTGGTGTTGGTGTCCAGCACGCGTTTGACGCGAAGCGGGTTGTAGCCGGCGGGCACCGGCAGCACGACGGGCGTGCTGCCGTCGAGCATGATCACCTCGAGATCGCCGGCCACGCCGATGAGCAGCGCCCGCGGGTACACCTCCAGGTCATTGTCGTCATGCGGGGTGATCGCAAACGCGTCGCGCGCTGAAGACTCCAGCCCGGTGGCGTAATTCTCAAACGGATCCATTGCATCCTCCGCGCCCGCGGCGCCTCGCGTTTATGGTCACGCCCGGCCGATCTCGCGGCTGGCCGGCCAGCCGATGGTCACGCGCAGCCAGTGCGCGCGCACGTGCGCGATCTGCGCCGCGTTGAGCGGCCCGGTCACTTCGTCGACCAGCGCGCCGCCCACGAACTGCGGCCCCGCCGCCGCCGCGTCGCTCAGCACTCCGCCGGTTCGGGCGTCGGCGCCGCCAGCTCCGCCGGGTCGGGTTGGTCCGGGCCAATCTCCCAATCGTCGCCCTCAAAATCCGCCACGCGGATATACACTTCGCGCCTGAAGACGTGTTGCGCCAGCGGGCTCCCATCCGAGCGAACCAATACGATCGTCCCATCCACAAGGGAGCGCCACGCGCCGGAGCGCCAGGCGCGCCGCCGCACGGCGAAGCCCATCTTCATCGCGGCCAGCGCGTCGTAGAACGTCATCGCCCGACCTCCGTGCCAAGCCCGTAACCCGCGGCGGATCCCCAACTTGCGCCGGGTATAAATCCCGCCCGGAATTCAACTTGCCGCCCGCGCGTCCACGAAGTAGGTTGGAATCGCAACGCGCCGCGTCGTTCCCGCCCGCGGCGCCGTTCCAATCCGCCGAAAATTTCCGACCCCCCGGGGGTCTCAAAACTCGCGGAGGCTTGCGTACGCATGGCCCGCGGTACGTGGCCAGGGCACTTCGAAGTTGTGAATACCCCCCCCCGCCGTGTGGACAGAGCCCTTGGCCCCTTCGGCCTACAGGGCGCCGCGAGAGTTTGGGCCTTCTTGCTGGATCGTGATCCGTGAGTGGCACGCGCGACAGAGGCAATCGACGCGCGATGCGTCGAACGCATCTTCGGGGTGATCAGCCAGCGTGCGGACGTGATGCACTTCGTTCGCCGGCTCGCCGCATAGCCTGCACGTTGGGTTCTTGGCCAGCATCGCCGCGCGAAATCTACGCCAGGCGGAGCTGGTGTAGAAACCGTGCCGCGCGCCACGTCGTGACCGTCTTGCAGCGTCGAGCCTGCGAGCACACGCTGTGCAAAAGCGCGCGCTGGTCAGCCATGAGCAGCCGTGTCGGCCGCAACGTTTCATCGGTCGGTCGGGCATGCGTGCTATGCAGCGACAGGTGGCGGGCCCGCGACGCGGTCGCCGGATGCGGACTTGGTAGCTGTGCTGTCGAGAGCGGCGACCGCGTCGCGGTCGTAGGTTCGGTCCCCAGGCAGGTCAACGTCGGGACCGAGGTCGGTACGATTCACTTCACGAAGCTCATGTCGTGCCTCCCTCATACGGTATGCATGTATCGCTGCCGCCTGGTCACGCCCTTCGGTGCGCGCGAGCATTGCCTCGCCGATCGCGTCATCACGCAGGCGGCTGGGTACACTTCGCAGTGCAGCGCGAGCGGCAGGTGTGAGCAGGTCAACTACTTCCACACTTACTTAGGCACGCGAATTAGGCTCAAAGCGGACAGGAAAATTCGGAAAATCTTCAGCGGCTGCTCAATTGCGCGACGGACTCTGCGATGATCCGCCGCACCGTCCGCGCAGACACACCCCAGAGAGCGGCGACCTCACGCTGGGAATGTCCAGCGGACAGATCGGCCACGATGCCATCGATCGACGGTTTGCCGGGCATGCGCGGCCCGACGAAATCGGGCCGGCGCTCGATGACGCACTCGTAGCAGGCGTCCGCGGGCGCGACGCCAAAGGCGAAGACGGCGCGGTAATAGTGGGGTCGGGTGGCGCCGCACCGCTCACAGACGAAGGGTGGGCTGAGCGTGCAGCGGGCGAACAAAAACCGCAAGCAAATGCGCCTCGAGCGCCGCATCGGCAGGCCCCCAACGGCTCTGGCAGTACCCGTGCGTCAATGGCCCACAAAAGGCGATCTCGCCGGATGCGAGTGACAGAGCATGTGACTGCCAAGTATAGCATCTGGCCACAGTTAAGTGCACGTAGACCCGTTGCATGGCATGCAAGAGGTCGCGAGTTCGAGTCTCGCTGGCTCCAGTCAGAAAACCCGCAGAAAACAAGGCATTTCGACGGGGCCACCTCGCCCGGTGCAGAGCGCTCTGGCACTTCTCGGCCGTTCTCTGGCATTTGAAGCCCTCGTCGCGTATGCTCGGGAGCGTTGTAACGCGCCCCGCATCGCCGGCCGTCTTCACCAGGAGCGGCCGCGACGCGGGGCAATCCTGGTGACTCATGCCACAACGCGCGCGCCCAAGATTCGACGCCGGCCGGAACCAATGGACCTTCTTCTACAAGAAGAAACGCAGGTACCTCTGCGCGGGCGCAGCCAACGAGGCGCTGGCGTGGGAAATCGCAGAGCGCATCCGCGGACCTGCTGGTGATATCGCGCCGCCGCGGACGGTGACCGAAGCGGCCGACGCCTGGCTCAAGCAGCGGGGCACGAAGTGGCACGAGCACATCCTGGCGCCGCTGCTGCGCTATGGCGTGCGCCACCGCCTCAGCCAGGTGCATGCAGAGTACCTGGACGACTACCTGCGTCACCTCGAGAAGAGCCACTACGTTCGTCTGTTCAAACGCGCGGGCAAGCAGGTACGCCAGGAACGAGCGTACAAGCCCGTCACGTTGCGCCGCCAGGTCAGCCTCGCACACACCATCCTCGATTGGGCGCACAAGCGCAGCTACATGAAGCCGCCGACTCCACCGCTGCCACGCCTGCCGCGAGTGGCCGAAGTCGATCGCTCGATCCCGCACACCGACGTGAGCCGGCTGCAGGCGGAGCTGCCGAAGTACGCGTTCGATATCCTGACCTTCGTCGCGCTCACCGGCTGCCGACCGGAGGAAGCCTGTCTCCTGACGCACGCAGAGCTGAACGAGACGCATGCCGAGCTGCATCGGGGCAAGACCTGGAAGAGCACCGGCCGGCCGCGGGTGATCTACCTGTCCGAAGCGGCGCGCAAGGTGATCGATCGCCAGCCGACGACGTCGGGCGTGGTGTTTCTCAATCGTCTGGGGAAACCGCATCGGCCCGCGGGCCTGCGCTCAACGCTGAGGCGTGCCGCACGCCGGGCTGGACTCAAGAAGGTGACCACCTACACGCTGCGTCACAGCTACGCGCAGGACGCGCTCGATCGCAATCCGGGCGTGACGCTCGACGATGTCGGGGAGGCGCTGGGGCACGTGCCTGGCTCGCGATCGACGCGGATCTACGCCCGCATCCGGGCAGCCCGCGCAGCTAAAGCGGTTCAAGGCCTCGCGCCCGTAGTATCTCCTGAGCGCGTGCCTCCAGCTCCTGATCAGACGCTTCACGAGCCCGGGAAAACCCGCAAAACCGGTCAACGGAGTCCGCGTAAAACCGATAAGGTCCGTGGTCGCCGGAAAGTCGGATAGCGCGCAGCCGGCCCTCGCGCATGAGGCGGAGCACCGTGCGGGTGGTCACCTGCAGGTGCGTGGCGACCTGGCGGGTTGTGAGCATGTGCCGCGTCACGGTTTCTTGCGCTTCCCGTATTCACGAACAATGAGCTGGAGCACGGCGTCGACCTGCGCCTCCGACGGTGAGCATCCCTCCCGCTTGGCACGCGCGATGAGTTGCTCGCAGCGGTCGACGTTCACGATCGGTCCACCGGTCACCAAGCCGTAGAGCCGTGCACTGTCGAGCTGCAGCAGGGCCTCGCACCCTGCGGCGACAATCTGCAGCTCCTTGCCGGTGTGCGGCTCGCGGATCATGCGCGAAGTCCGTTGTGATGGGCCTCGATCGACTTCCGCGCATCGGTCAGCATCTTGAAGCTTCCGGGCTTTCCGCCGGCGTCCGGGTGGAACTTCTTCGCCAAGTCACGGAAGCTCGCGACGAACGTGTCACGGTCATCCAGAATCAGGTCGGGGTCGATGCCTTCGTCATCTGGGTAGAACGTGCGCAGCTCCTCTGCCATCCACATTGCGGCCACTCGCGCATCGAGGTGGTCGCCGGCGATTCCCGCTGGCAGCGCTTTCCACCCGGTGTACTGCTCGGCGCGTCTCGTGACGCCGTATCGATCGACTGCACGAAGCGCCTCGAGCGCCAGAGCGATCGCACGCAGATTCTGTTCCCAGCGTTCGTACGTGTCGCACGGGTAGCGCAACGGTCCGTGCCGACTGTTGAAACTGAGGATGATGCCACGCGTGCGCGGCTTCGCGTTGCTGTACAGCATCCCGTCACGGCGAATACTCGCCTCGTCGACGTCGGCTTCGATTACGACGTTTTCGGCACGTAGTTTCGATAGCTCGCGCTCCAGCAGAATGAACGTCTGCCCAAAGGTCGCCTTGAAAGGGCAACGACGGGGAGCCAGCGTCCGAGGACCTGGCCATGTGGTCAGCGGGCGGAACTGATACTGCAGCGCCATCAGCACCCCTCCCCGATACGGTCGCGTGCCTCGCGATCCGCGCAGTGTGCTTCGAGGGCTTTTTCACCCGCCTCGCCCGTCGCCTCGACCACAGCGCTCAGCGCCAATGCGAGTCGGGTGATGGTGAACATGGGCAGAGGGTGCGATAGCGGACCGTTCAGCAGTTCGTTGAATCGTTCACTCGTCATGGTTTCTCGATCTCAGGGAAAAACAGCAGTTGCCCCTTGTCACTGACCTCGATCACGTGGGCGCCGCCGCGGTCCGCCGGCGTTTTGAGACGCACCTCCGATTCGAGCGTGCACTTGTCGCACTTGCCGCTGTCATTCACGACAGGCACGAAGTCGAGCAGGATCGTGATCGTGCGCTTCTTCTCGATCGACGGCCGGCGTCGCAGGTCCTCGCCGACTTTCGCCAGGGCGTCCGCGACCTTCTTGCCGAGGCCTTCGTCCTCGCAGAGCAGATCGATGTTGTTCAGCGCGAGCAGTGTCGGTGCGTCCTTCATGGCTCGACCGCTCCGATTGTGCCCACCGCTCCGCGCGGCATGCCGTACGCGTCCGCCGGTACCGGCGGTGCATCGACGCGGTCGATCAGCGTCGAACCCGAAGACGGTCGGCCGGCGAACGCACCATCAAGAATCAAAGACACCGGCCCGGAAGTCCGCTCAGTCCCGACAACGTAGATCCGGCTGCCGGCGGTCGTGACGAAGTGATTGTTCGAAAAGTCGTCCTCGCTGAGCAGCTCGCGGCGATCGGAGATCAGCCGGTCGAACACGCACCCGCGGACCGACAGGTTGGTGAGCTGAGCCTGGCCGGCCGGCGACGTGGTCGATTCATTCTGGCCGATCACGAACTTGTTCATCGTGCCCGTGCCGACGAACGTGCAGTGCCAGAACAGCAGGTGGTCGTATTTGCCGGCGAACGCAGAGCCGCGGCCGCTTACGTCCTTGCGGATCGGAGCGCGCATTTCGAACAGGCAGTTGACGAACGCGTTGTTGCGCGAGGTCGCGCCGGAGCGCACGTAGATGCCCTGGTAGTGCAGGTCGGTCGCGACCACGTTGTACCAGATCCAGTTGTGCATGTAGGCGCTTTCGGTCCCGAGTGCCGGCGGGCCTTGGATCACGTCGGCGTGCTCGGGTTCGGCCGCGGTGCCCGGATCCACCCCGTCGACGCGAATGTTCACGCCGAACGGCACGCTCTGAAAACAGTCCTCGCGCGTGCTGGTGATGGTGAGGTTGCGCATGAGCTTGTGATTCTGGCCGTTGCCCGACGCGCGCCGCTGATTGCGGATGATGCACTCGGTGTAGTAGTGCGGTCCGCGCCAGCTCGACCCGACCGCGAACGGGAAATCCCCACCGCCGCCGATGATCTCGCAATTCGTCAGCCAGACGCTGCGTTTCCCGCGGTCGGAGTCGGCGGATCCACCGCCGTTGATGATCGCCGGCGCCGCGAGCGTGAGGCCTTCGACCTTGAGATACATCGCCATCCACTGCCCGCTGTCGCGCGCGGTGACGCGCGTGTTGCTCGCGTTGCCGCCGGCCGCGGGATCGCTGGTGATCGTGACCCACTCGTCGACCACGTGTGCCGTTGGTCCGCCTTGGATGCCGCCGCCGTCGGCGACGTGATCACCTGGTTGCAGGACCACGATCCCGCCGTCGGCCTTGCCGCCGCCGGCGACGGCGAGGCGCTGCATGGCGACGCTGGCCCGGCGATACGGTCTGGTCGGATCGTTCACGCGGCCGGCGATGTCGTCGCCTCGCTGCGAATCCACCCACGCGATGTTGCGCGTCAGCGTCCCGCCCGGATTGACGAAGAGCTTGAGCGGCTCGAGGCCGTCGCCCGGCGTCGTGCTCTTGTCGCGCACGCCCCCGTCGCGGCCGTACACCACCGCGTCGAGCGTGATCGCGCCATCGCTGCTGAACTCGCTCGCCGAGATCGGAACCCAGTACTCCCACACGCTGACCTGGTCGTTGTACGTCATCGAGGTCGCGATCTTCGGGCTGACGCCGGTGTAGCCCTGGCCGGCGACGTGGAACTCGACGCGCTGAATACCGTGCAGCGAAAACGCGACGACGCCGACGTTCAGCGTCTCGCCGGCGTTGATCCGCTGCCGCGGCACCACGTCCCAGCGCGCGATCGGCGTCAGCCTGGTCTGCGGCGCCGGCGTTGGTGTAGGTGCAGGTGTCGGCGTCGACGTGGGCGCAGGCGTCGGCGTTGGCGATGGCGATGGTGACGGCGTCATAGTTGGTGTCGGTGCAGGTGTTGGCGACGGGCTCGGCGACGGCGAGGCCTCGCCTTCGAACGCCGCCTGGAAGATTGAGAAATCCAGCAGGTCGATCCGGCCGTCGCCGTTCAGGTCGGGATTGCCGATGGCGTTCATGCTCGCGGCCGTGCGCGCAGGCATCGGCGCATCCGACCACCCCGCGGCGAACGGTTCCCAGATCTCGGTGACCAGCGTCAGCCAGTCGTGGCGGTGGTCGCCGATGAACTCCCACCAGACGACGCCCGCGACGCCTGGATCGCGCCGCACGTGCACCGCCAGGTGCCGGGCGATCAGCCACCATTCCGCGCGGCTGCGGTAGTCGTAGCGCACCGCCGACTGCTTCGCGCGACCGTCCGCCGTCGCCACCCCGCGCGTGCAGAATCCCGCCAAGAACGGCAGCACGGGCCGATCGGCGAGCGCCGCGTTTTCGCTGCGCACCGCCGAGGCCTCGGAGGCGCTGCACCCGTACAGGTTGCACACCGCCAGGTCCGCAGGCGGATCAAACGGCCAGATCGCAGTGTTGCGTCGACGCCCGCTCCAGCTCATCTGCCAGCCGGGCCAGTGGTAAAACCCCACGCGTGCGGTCGGCCATGTGTCGCGGATCGCTTCGCGGTAGGAATTTGCGATGTCCTCGTCCGCGGGCCCGCCCTCGAAGTTCACCACCACCACGCCGACGTCGCGCAGCCCCTCAGTGTCGCGGATCCGCTGCAGCTCCACGCGGCGGTTTTGCGCGGCCTCGATCGAGTCGTACTGCACGTTCCAGTTGACCGCGACCGCGCAGCCCGTCTCGTCGTGCAGCTCCTGGGCGAGGCGGGCGCTGCCGGCGGTGTCGGTCATCGCCATCACCCCGCCGGTCGCTCGGGCGATGGCCGCGGCCAGGTGGCGACTGCGCGCCGCGACCAGAGCCTGCTTGAGTGGCACATAGCTGGGCGCGCCCGGGCGCGGACATGCGTCGAGCCTGGCGATCAGCTCGGCGTGCTCCACCTGGCCGGCGGCAACGCTCGCCCAGGCGAACGCCAGGGCGGCTACGATTGAGGATCGAGAACGGGACATTTCACGCTCCTTCGTTGGGTTTCGCCGCCGACGCAGCCATGCGTGGCGGTTTGGATTGCTTCGATTGTGCCGCGGTCTCCCACCGGGCATCGGGTCCGTTGAGGATGGAGACGACAGGATCCGGCTTCGCCGGCGATTTGCGTGCGGCCTTGGGTTTCGAGGCCTTCGGCTTCTTGGCGGGCGCGCCCGGGCTGGTCATGCCGGCGACGCGTTTGCTGACAGCCTCGCGCGCTGAGACCGCGGGCTTGGTTTTCTTCGCGGCCTTTGGCTTCTTGCCCGCCGGCTGGTCGCTCCATGACCTCGGCGTCGGGATCTCGAGTTCGGCCTTCGCGACCAGCGCGCGAAAATCCAGATACACCGTCTGGGCGATCCGCTCGGCGTCTGCGACGTACTTCGGCACGTCGTACGGGTTCGTCAAGCGATCGACGAACACGCGCAGCACGTGCCGCCAGAGCGATTCGAGGAGATCCGGAAGCTTCGCGTCCTCCAGTTCGTCCATCGCCGGCCACCCGGCGAAATCCTTCGAGCTGCGATGCCTGGTCACGTACTTCGACTTGTCGTGGTGGATGTTGTCCGCGTTCCACGCCGTGCCGAACGCGCAGACGTGGCGGAGCGTTTCCTCGACGCCTTCCTGCTCTGCGAGCTGCATCACCGTCAGCGGTATTCCAAGCTTTCTGTCGAGCATCGCCTGCACGTGATCGCGCACCGCGTTGATGACCCACACCTGGCGGCGCTTGTTCAACGCAGCGCGTTTCTGCGCCATGGTCATTCGCGTCGCGGGTTCGAGTTTGCCAGCGCTCGATCGACTCGACGCGGATCCGCCGCTGCCGGCGGGCTTCACCCAGCGCACTTCGCCGGCACTCTCGCCGTGCACGACGACGGCCTGCACCGCGCCGGCACTTCCCGCCTTCGCGGCGGAATACCTGCTCGCGTGGACCGCGCCTTTTTTCTCGAGCGCCTTGGTGTCCGGATCCCACGACGCGGATCCAAGGAGCTGCACGGGCGGCTTCCCGCCTACAGTCAGCTCCGCCACCTTGCGCTTCGCCTGCGCCATGCCTTTGGCTGCGAAGCACGCCTTGTCCAGGCAGCGATCGCCCGACGGCTTCTTCGCGTCGACGTCGTCGTCGAATAGGAGCGGCTGGGCACTCGCGCGCTTGGGGCACGCGCTGCAAGCGCCCGCCTTCGGCACGAGCGTCGCGTCGCCAAGGTCCCACGTGGCGCCGGACAAAACGTCGAGGTACTGACGCGCGATCCAGCGGTGCAGTGCGTCCGCCTTGGGAATGACGTCATTGTGCGGAGAGTCCCACAACTGTCCTCCGTCCTGGTCGAGTTCGTCGAGCACGTCACTCTGCGTTTTTTCCGGCAACGGCGCGATGACCTCCAGGTTCGCGGCCGGCCAGCGCGACGCCCAGTGCGTCGGATCGTCGATCGCCTTGCGCCACTTGGCATTCAGCTCGCGCAGCTTCGCGCGTTTGGCCACCCACCTGGGCGACTTCGAGAACCGCTCCGCGACGGATTCGACGGTCCAGCCGATTGCCAGCAGCCGCTGGATCCCGTCCGATTCCTCAAGTGGCGTGAGATCCTGGCGCTGCAGGTTTTCCGTGATCGTCACCTCCATCGCCTCGCGATCGTCGAGGTCGAGCACGATCACCGGCACGTGCGTCATGCCGATCGCTTTGGCGGCGCGCCAGCGGCGTTCGCCGGCGCGCAGGTCAAACATTTCAGTGCGGTCCTTGCGCGGCTTCTGGCCGGGCATCGGCCGCGCGAGCAGCGGCTGCAGGATCCGGCCGAGCTTGCGGATGTTGCCGGCGAGCGACCGAAAGGCTTCGTCGTCGTGGAAGTGCCGCGGGTTGTCCGGGGTCGGCACGAGCTGATCGACGTGCAGCATCACGTGCGTGGGATGGTGCATCACTTCGGGAGCGGTGGCGGTGGGCATGGCGAGATCTCCTATTGCGGCGTCTTGTCGCGCCGGAACGTCGCGGCCGCGGGACAGTCCGCGAAATGACTCAGCGCCTCACGCGTGTAAGGCGCGTTCTTTCCGTTCGTAGTGCGGATCCAGAAGATCGTGCGGTCGCACGCGCGGCACGTGCCTGGCCGGCCGAGCGACGACACGAACCGGCTGACCTGGCAGCGCACCAGCTCGATCGGCGCATCGGTGTTGATGAACGGCGCCGACGTGCCCGCGACCGCCGCGACCTGCGCGACTCTGCGCACGAGTTCATCCGCGTCGGGCGCCGTGTAGGTCGAGCTACCCGTCTTGGGAAAAGTCCTGGACATGGTGACGATCCTCCGATTGAGTCACTCGCCGAACTCACGGGCCTGGTGCTCATGAGTCGGGCTCGGTCCCGGCGCACCGCGCAGCATCGCGCGCGCCGCGTCTTCGTCCTGCAGCGCAACTTTCAGCTCCACGCCGGTGAGCACCTGACGTGAATTGACCATGGCCGCGAACAGCCTGATCGGGTTGCGGCCCTGACGCAGCGCGCAGACCGCGGCCGTCGCGAAGCGCAGCGCTCCGGCCTCCGACGCGTCGGCCAGGCCGAGCCGGCAGCACTCCGCGTAGAGCTGCTGCAGGCACCGCTGTGTGGGATTGAACGGGTTACGCGCCCAGTACATCAGCTCCGTCGCGTGCGCGACGTTCGGCATTTTGCGCCGCCGTTGTCGCGTGAGCCGATCGGGCGAAGCACCATGATCATGGTCGTTGCGCAAAGGCGCTGGATCTGAGAATGGTAAGGCTATGGTAGTGTCCGATGAGCGGACACCCCCTGTCCGATGGCCGGACACCCCCTGTCCGCTGAGCGGGCGCCCCCTGTCCGCTGGCTGTTGTGAAAAAACTGACCGGTGCCAGAGCGTGGCTTGATCGCCAGCGCGCACCGTGACTGCACGTCTGCGTCCTGCTGAGTCCGTCTGCATGAGTCTGAATTCGCGCTTGACCGCGCGATGGTCGAGCGCGCCCTGGTGTCCGGGCACGCCGTAGGTACTGCTGGCATTGATCGTCTTGTGCGCTAGGCGCACGGTGCCGCCGTTGGCGAGGGTGACCACGAATCCGTGCGCGACCAGTTCCCGCACCGCGGACCAGAACGTGCTGACCGCGACGTTCGCGAGCCGCGCGAAGCCTTTGCCGGAGCGGAAACCGCCCACCAGGTTGCCCTGGTCATCCGGCGCGTCGCACACGTCGCAGATCGCCTGCAGCACGCGTGCGTATGCCGGGTGCCGGCGCGCCAGTTCGAGGTAGGTTGGCGTTTCGCAGATCCACATGGGAATCGGGTTGTGCCAGCGCCGCGCCGGCGCCGGCGACAATGCATCCTTGCGTTGCGCAGCTTCCGACATCCGTGTCACCGGCAGTTGATCGTGGGTGTAGTTACGCGGGCCGCTCCGCAGCCCCGTGGAAACTCGACGTCAGTGCTCTTGCCGCACAGCCCATAGAGCCAACGCCACAAGGACTGACCCCACTAGCAGCAACAAGTTGAACATCACGATGAGCACAATACCCATGCGGTGAACTTCGTCTCCGTCACGACCACAGCCGCCGCGCACAATCGGCTTCTGCTCGCGTTCGCCCGCCTTCACCTGTTGATCACGGAATTCCTGAACCATGGCGTCTGTCTCCCGTCGTACAGCCGGCAAGCCTTCGAATGCCGGCGGTCCCATGCCCGCCGCGCGGTACATTTCCGCCGCCGTCGGCGGAGGTCCGCTCACGGGATCAACGACCGTCGCCGCCTTGCGCTGCGCGCAGGCGACCTGGTGGTTGGCGTTGCCGCAGCCCGTGCAATAGTCCGCCGCCGGCCGCAGATCCCGCCCGCACCAGCGGCACTCTCGCGTGATGTCCTGATTCGATTGATCCATTTGCTGACCGTCCGTTCACAACGTCATGCGCGCCGGGTATCGCGGTAGTTCGGCCGACGGCGCGCGGCACGCAGCCAAGTGCTGAAATTCGAGTTGGTCCTCGTCTTCGTGCACTCCGACGCGCACGATAAACGCATGCACCGGAGTGCCCTTCGCGGTGTGTCCTTCCCACACCCGCGCGACCACGCCGTCCAGCGTCACCAACTCCGTCGTCGCCTCCAGCGTCAGCCGCGTTGGCCCGTCATCGAGCAAGTCAGTCGGGATTCGGTTGTGCCGCATGAATGCGGCCAGATCCTGACGTGCGATGCGTCGATGATTAGACCCAGGCACGCGGAAACCGTTGAGCCGACCAGCGTCCACTGCGCGGATGATCGACTGCTGACTCAACCGACACAGCCGCGCAGCCTCACCGGTGGTGTACAGTCCGTCGTTCATGGATTGCCCCTACTCGATCGTGAAAAAAGCACAGGGCGAGGGAGCGATCGCCAGTCCCCCCTCGCCCTGATGAAAAGACGGACGCGCGGGTCTGGAGTCCGCGCGTGCCCGTGACACTGGCAGGTGGGCCCCGCGTACGGGAGGCGCGCCGTTCGCGGGGCGAGCGCGGCGCTGGTGACAGCCGCGTGTGTGGGCGTGTTCGCAGGCCGGGGCGACGCGCACCCGGAACGAACGCAACCCGATTTGGGAAACCCCGACCGCGTGTTTGGACTGACCGAGTCCCTCTCGCGGCCCCGACCTGCACCGCACACCGCGGTCGGGGTTTCAATGGCCAGCGGAGTGCTCGAAACTCCCGTGCAGCCCGTCACGCCGTGGAGAACTTGCAGACTCCCAGCGTCTCTGCATCTGGCCGTACTGAGCCCGCCCGGGTTCGAACCGGGAACATCGCGAAACGCCGCCCGGACGCTCGCGCGCTCTGCCGTTTGAGCTACAGGCCCGTTTGTCAGAAGATCACGGGCAGCGCGGTACCGCTCGCGCGCGCCGCCCGATATTGGATCCGGTGTTCCGTCAGGTCGATTGCCCGACCAACCGCGAATCCGACCAGCAGATCCAGACTGGCGTCGACGTAGCGCCGTTCGCCTGGATGGAGCTCCATGAGCCTTCGGCGAAACAACTCGAGTTCGCTCACCAGGCTCGGCCAAAGCCGCACCGTTACTCCGTCTTCGTTCATCGCCTACCTCCCGGGAAGTTCGACGCCGCGCGCCGCGGCCTCTGTCCGCACGATCACGGTCCAGCGGTGCAGCTCCGCGAGCGTGAGCGCCGGATCCGCCAGCATCAACGTCGCGACCTTGCGAAACGCCGGGTCGATCGCCTGCCCCGTTTTCTTGGGGTGTACGCCCAGCACCAGGCCGGCGCTCTTGAGCGGCCAGACCCGCTGAAATAGGTCGACGGGTAACACCCTGGTGGCTCTTTCCCCTTCGGTGGTGACCACGCCGGCCGGCCGTGGCCTCGGTGGTGACCGTGGTGACTTTCGCGTCGATGCTCACCATTGGTGCCGCCTCCCTGCGGGCGCACAATCTCCGTGGCGGCTGGACCCTCTCCATCCGCACGCGTCGTGCTCTGCTGTCCTTCGAAAAGCCTGGAGATCAGGCGATGCGACGGCGTCGTCGCTTACGTTCAGAGATCGCGCCGTTCACGACGAGGCCCGCATGCTCAGCCGCGCGGTACACCTCGACGAGTACGGCGGCAGTCTCGGTCTGCGACCAACGGCGCTCTCGCTGGATTCGCGTGAATTCAGCTTGCGTTTCCGGCCGCAGCCGCACTCGCAAGCCCGTCGATTTTCGATCGCCTGTCACTGCCGTTGCTCCCATCATCGGCAGGAAGGTACCAATTGGTTAACCAGCGTCAAGCGCAAAATGTGCCACTTGGTACCAAAATTATCCATTGACGCCGTGGATGGTACCGTAACTGCTTGGGTAGCATGGATTTATGTCCAAGGGTGACAGTGAAAATTTGCGTGTGCGCCTCGGAGAGCCGCTCAAAGCGGCATTCGACCGTCTGCTGGCCGACAAACGGATCACTCAGCAGGCGGCGGTGATTGCGATGGTCGAGTGGCTGATCGCCCAGAACCCATTGAGCCAGTCGATGGTGCTCGGGCAGATTCCGCGGGACGACGTCGAGGTGATGCGTTTGGCGCTTGCCCGGGCCGAAGCCGAAGCGGCGGTACATAAGACGAAGAAGCGATCTGATCGTCAAGCACGCGCGCAAGCTCGCAGACGAAATACCGGTCCAGACGGGGCAGCAGCATGACGATGCGTCCGATTGCGATCACCAGTTCGACGTCGGTAGGCTGCGTGGTGTCGGGCGCGCGCGCCATCGCCGATGCTCCAATGCTGAATAGTTCAACGGCCCCGACCACGGGATTCTACGCACGCGGGCTGGCCAGGTTGCGCGCGCGGCTGTAAAAATTAGCGGTTTGCCTGCGTCGCCCGACGCGCGCAGTCGTCATAGTTTTGGCATTTTCTCAATCAAGCGCCCGGACGTCCAAGCCGGGTGGGAGGAATCCAGCCATGTTTTCACCCGAAGAACTCAACGCCGCACAGCGCCAGCGGATTACGTCCGAACACGCCATGCGAAACGAAGCGGAAAAGGTTCAAGCTGCGCTGGCCCGCCAGCCGTCGCCCCCGGCGAAGCTCGGCAAGCACGGTCGCCACTTCATCTGCCCGAATCCCAATTGCGACTTCACGGGCGTCGTCAGCGGTGAACGCGACGGTAAGCTCTGGCTGATGATTGCTCTGCTCCTGTTGTGGGTGTTGCCCGGCATCATCTACGCCATCTTTACGTCGGGGTACATCTGGACTTGCCCGAAGTGCAACCTGCAGCTCGCCCGTGTGCGTGGTTAACGTAGCCACAAAAAAGCCCCGCGAAGCCCGAAGGCCCCGCGGGGTCATGTCTATCAGGTTGTGATCGACTTCGCCGGCTACTTCTTCTTCGCGGCCGGCACGGCGATCAGCGCCGTCAGCACCGCGGCCATCACCGCGGCCACCGTGCCTTCGTCCAGCTCCAGGCCGAACTGCGCCGCGTACGCGACGACGATCACGGCCAGCGCCGCCTGCACCTTCCGGTCGCGCAGCGGCGCGATCAGTTTCTCAAGGTCCATGCATGTCCTTTCGTGTTTTACAGAAGGCAACGGAGCATCGTCAAACCTCCGTTCCCTCCGTTGCCTCCTGTGCAAGCCCTGGGGCTTTGCTCCGCGCTCTCCGCGGCCTCTGCGGTTCACTTGGCTTTTCGCAGCGCCGCGATCACGTCGTCCACCTGGTCGGCCGCGACCGGCCCGTCGGTGACGATCACGCGCCACGTTCCGACCTGCGCGTCCTTCGCCGCGGCGATGAGCGCCGCCACCTGCCGGCGCAGCGCCGCGTAATCCCGCGACGGGCCGACGAACTCGATCGCCTCGATGCGGATGCGGTCGGGCACGATTACGGCGCACCGTTCGTCGAGAGGTCGGCCGGGTCCTCGCGCTTCGCGGCGCCGCTCAGCCAGTCAAAGAGCTGCGTGAACGCGGCCGGGTCCTGCGCCTTCAGGTTCGCGAGCTGCGTCGCCAGGTCGTTCGTCGTGGACGCCGTCTGGTCAGCCTGGCCGCGGCCGGCCGCGGTCGAGTTCGCAGTAGGCGCCGAGCCCGGCGCGCCCAACGCAAGCGGCGCGGACAGGGTCGTTTCCGGGGCTTGCGTCGCGTCCGCCGCCGGCGTGTTCGCGCCCGACGCGTTGGCCTCCTGCGTCGCGCTCGGCGTAGTCGTCGCCCCGGTGTTGAGCGTCAGATGGTTGATCTGCAGGTAAGTGCTCCGGCCCGCGGCGAACTTGGTTTGCCCGTCATCAAAGCCGTCGAGTTCGACGTACGGCGCCTCGGTGAGCGGGAAGTCCGAACCGGCCCCGTCGATCGGATTGCCCCCCGTCTGGTTCCAGCGCAGCGTGACGCTGTGCCCACCGAACGTCGCCTGCTCCTGCTGGGTGGGCTGCTCGGTGAACTGGCTCGCCGGGGCCTCGGTCTTGTTGCTGCAGCCGGCCACGAGGCCGATCGCCAGCAGCACGATCATCGCGTACTTCATGGGGATATCTCCTATGCGGTGTCCAAAAGAATGGGTCAAAAACGGTTTGAATCGATCCGGCGCTACGCGCTGGTGCCGAAGATCAGCAGCTTGACCGTGGCGATCTCGCCGGCGTCATTGTTGGTGACGGTGACTGCGTCACTGCTCGCGCTGACCGTGACGCCCGCACTCCGCCGGCTGAATGACAGGTGATCACCGACCGGCAGCGACATGCTGAACGTGCTGCCGAAGACGGTGTCGAGCAGGTCGCCGGTCAGCGTCACCGCGCTCGCCTCGGAATCCTCGTCGTGGTAGATGACCATGGCCTTGAGCTTCGCGAGGTCGACCGCGTTGCCGTGGATGTCGGTGAGCGCGTCCAGGTCGATCGCCTGGTTGCCGCTCGCGGCGATGCTCATTTCGACGAGGGCGATGAGGTCCGCTTCGCCGGCGTCGGTGCCCAGAGGCAGCGTCAGTTCGTAGCGGTCCGCGAGCTGCGTCACCGTGGATCCGAGCACGGGCAGGATCGCGGTCAGGTCCGCGTTGGTCAGGATCTTGATCGTTGCGTCAGCCATAGTCTCGTTCCTCGTTCTTCGTCGGCCATTTGCCCAGCGGGCAATCCGCGTTCGCCAGGCGTGCCTTGATCCGCAGCTCCGCCGGCAGCCACTTCGGGCAGCCGCACGCGCCGCAATAGCGTTTGCGCCCCTTGGTGACCAGCTTCGGGCACGTGCTGCACACCGCGATGCGCCGCAGGTATTCCGCGTGGCGCACGCGCGGGCCGGTGACCGCCTTCACGAAATCAAGTACGCGACGCCAGAACGGTTTGCGCGCCGGCGCCGCGAGCTTCATCGTCCGCCCCGCGCGAATCACGCTCTCGGGGTGAGCCAGCGCGAAGTCCCAGATCTTCGTCCGCGCGCCGTGGATGCGATCGAAGTCCGCGCGGTTCATCCGACGCTCACATTCGCGGTGTACGTGGTCGGCTCGATCTCACCGGCGACGCACGTCGACGGCCCTGGCAATGAGTCCTGCTGATAGCTCCCGCTGAGGCCGTGCTTGTACGCATAGCACTTCGCCGCGTGGCTGCCGTAGTCGAGATTCGGGACGCTGGGTAGGTCGCCGCCGGTGAAACTGAACTCGAGGCGCAGGATTGCGGGCCGGTAGGCGCTTCCGCCGACGTTCGCACAGAGCAGCACCTCGATGCCGCCGATGATCTGCGTATAGCTCACCTGCCCGGTCGCCACGGCTTCGTCGCAGTACACGCCGTGGTCGGCGATCGCCGCGCAGTTGTCGAGGAAATCCGGCTCATGCGCGCTGAAGGCAGTGCCCGACCCGCACGACTCGGATCCGGGGGACGGCGCAGTGCAGCTCCCCGCGACGCCCTCTTCGCCGGACCACACGCAACCGCCCACGGCCCCGGAGTCCCCGCAAGCGACGCTGGCGCCGCCGTAGTCCAATTGCATCGCGAAGCCACCGCTGACGTGGTTCAGCAGTTCCTGCAGGTTGGGATTTGCCGGACTATCGAGCGTGAACGCGGCCACAATGTTGATCGTGAAGCTCCCGCCGCCAGCCTGGCAATCGGGATCTTCCTCGAGGCACGGCGAATCTGCGCTATCCAGCGCGTCGCAAGCGCACGCGCCTCCGCCGATCGACGTGCCCGGCACGCCCTCCGTGTAGCACGAGCAGCATCCGCAGGTCCAGCCGCTGACCAGCGCGCCATACACCGGCGTCACCGTGCACGCGCAGCCGCCGGCTTCGTTTGCCTGTGCGGCTGTGCACAGTCGCAGGCTCAGCACCGGGTCATAATGGCAGTAGACGCCGGGCGGATCGCCGCCGTCGTTCGCGAAGTTGTCGAAGTTCTGGATGCAGCAGTTGGCCGAAATCAGCCAGTGCGAAAAGTACAGCGTCGTCGCCCCGCACTCGATCGACTGCGGCGCCGCGATCGAGATCACGTCGCTGCTGCCCGTCGCGTTGAACGGGAAGCGCAGTGTGCCGCCGGTGTCGCCGGGCAGCGTCGTCTGATCGTCGCAGTCCGTCGGCGCGACGAGGAAGTCACCGCTGGTGTCGGTGATCGGCGAGCACCCTTGCGGCGCGGCGACGGTGATCGCGCAAGCGCAGCAGCACGGGCAGTTGAGATGGAGCGTCGTCGTTCCCATTAGGGCGCCTTGATCCAGCCGATGCGTACGCCGTTCACCACCAGCTCAATCCAGTCGATGGTGTCGTCGGTCGCATCCACGGTGCACGTGTCCACGTCCACGTTGCTCACCGCCGTGACGATCGTCGTGTCGTCGGTGGCCGGTCCCGCGACAACGTCGCCCGCGCCGCCGCCGCGCACGAACAGGTACACGTCTCCGGCCGCGCGCAACAGCACCAGGATCGGCGTGTCCAGTTCGGTCTTGTCCGCGGGGATCCAGGTGTCGCCTGTGTTGTCGTATTCCGCCGGCACCGGCGCGTCGTCGCCGCGGGCGATCGCGTCGAGGTCCTCCGTGCCGATCGCCGCGCCGGCCCCGGGGACGATGGTCAGGTCGTAATCGTTGTAGTGGGAGTCATTCCACACGCGCACGCGAATCGTCCGCCCATCCGCGGGGATGCCGGCCACTTCGTGCGTGGTGACCAGGCCCAGCTCATCTTCGTCGTCGTGATACAGCGTGACGTTGGAGCCTGGCGGCGGCGGCTCGCCGACGCCCAGCCAGTAGCTGGTCGTGCTCCCGCCGTCTTCCGGCGTCCACTCGAATTCGATCGCGATGGTGTCGGGCGATCCCGCGGTGACGTCGCCGTGCAGGGCTGAGCCTGCGACCGGGAAAACCAGTTGCGGTGCGTCCGCGTTGAGTGCGCCGTCGCCCAGGTCGCTGCCCACGTGACTCAGCGTGCCCACGCGGTAGCTTTCCGGCCCGCCGCTGCGTCCGCCGGACTTCACCGCGGCCGCGCACGCGGAAATCTCCGCCTCCACCCAGTGGTATTCGGGGATCCCGGCGACCGACGCGCACTGCTGCACGTGGGTGAGCAGCGCCACGACCAGCCCGCCGCCCCCGCCTCCGCCGCCCATCGGGTTGCGGTAGATCCGCCGGTGCTGATTGCGCAGCGCGAGCCGTTCGACTTTGCGCACCGCGTCGCGGATGCGCTTCGCGCTTGCCAGGTCAAATGCGCCCAGTTCGGTCATGCGATCTCGGTCATGCGATATTCAGAACATCGAAGGGCAGCTCGCGCGCCTGGTCGCGGAACCGGCGGTAGTGCGCCGGCGACGGCGGCACGGCCGCGGGGATGATCGCGCCGTTGGCATCGAGGTTGACCGGCTGACCGTGCGCGAAGTCATCGAGATCGCGCGCGACCTTCAGCACGTTACCTTCTCCGGAGTCGATGTACGCCAGGCCCTGGTTGAGCACGATGTCGTCCCAGATCAGCGGGTGGATCTGGATCACGTACGTGTGCTGCCAGTACCACACCGACGACTCGTAGAGTCGCTGAGCCGTCCACCGCGCGAGCTTCACCGTGCGCGGGGAAAGCCCCAGCCACACATCGCTGTTCACCGCCCCGATGTACTGCCGGGCCAGCGCGGCGTTGTACGTCGCCTCGTTGCGCGTGAGCGTGCCGACCAGCACATACAGTTCGTCGGTCAGCGGCGGGTCGAACGTCTGCCCTGCGGTGTTGAGGTACGCGTTGGCCGACTGCCAGGTCGCGCCGTCGTCATCGGACACCAGCGTCGCGCGCACCTTCGCGATCTGGATCGGCTCGAAATCCCAGCTCAACTGCGCCGGGCGGCTGAGCGGATCCTCGACGAAATAGGTGTCGCCGGCCGAGGGCGTGCCGCCGGCGAAGTTCGTGGTCAGGCCGCGCACGTCCGTCTGCGTGTCGTAGTGCACCTCGACGTCGAACGCACCGCCGTCGGCGCCGACTCCGGCCGGCTTCGGGACGACGCGCCGCACGCGCATGAAGGCATTGCCGGGGAAGAGATCCCCGACGCGCGGCAGCCCGGCCGCGTCGCGGATCGCGAACGGCCAGTCGGTCAGCGGCGCGTCGCTGATCACGTTGTACACGCGCGTGCAGCGGTACCCGCGGGCGTCGAACTCCGCGGCGTGCCCCGCCGGCAGCGGCTTGAGTGTCACACTGACGATCGCCATGGGTGTAAATGAGGAGCGCTAAGTGTTACGTCAGATCAGACCCCGGGACGGCAGTCCGGGGCCGCATTCAGAACCCCCCACGGAAGTGGGGGGCAGTATCGAATTCAAATCGTCACGACGTTGATCTGCGGTCCGCGCGAAGCCTGCTCGCGCAGCAGCGTGTTGCGCTCACGGTCGAGCCGGATCGCCTCCTGCTGCAAGCGCTCGAGCGCGCGGAACCCCTGCATGTTTCCGCGTTCGGCGCTGAACGCCTCGACGCTGCCGCGGGTGAGCGCGCCGATCGACGTGGCTCCGCCTCGTTCAGTGAGCTGGTCGAGCAGCGCCTGCCGCTCCTTGCCGAGCCCCGCGAGTTTCGTCTCGATGTCGAGCGTGGCGCGCAGGTCGCGCACCTTCGCGAGCATCTCCGCGAGCCGCTGCGACGCCGGCGCCGCCGCCTCGAGGTCGGCGAGCAGTTTGTCCAGCGGGTCGATCCCGCGAAGTTTGTCCAGTTCGCTGGTCAGTCCGGCGATCGCCGACGCGCCGTGCTCCGCCAGGTCCGCGATGCGGTTCGATTGCATGATGAACGCGACGTTGGTCGGCGACTCGCCGAGGCCCTCGAGTTGCCGGCGGAGCAGCTCGGCCGGCCCGGCCGTCGCGCGGATGATCCGTTCGTGGATGCGCTGGCGGATGTCGGCGATCGTCTCGGCGGTGCGCACCGCGGCCGCGGCGGCTTTCTCTGCCGCCGCGCGCTGCGCCTCCGCCGCCTGCTGCGCTTCCGGCGTCAGCGCCGCCAGTTCCTCGCGCCACCGCCGCAATCCCAGCTCCGCCGCGGCGCGGATGTTCGGATCGGTCATCGCGGCCACCGCCCGCTCCGCGGTGCTGAGCGATTTGAGCTGCTCGGCGTGCTTCTGCCGCATCAGTTCGAGTTCGCGCTCCTCTGCGCTCAGCCCGATGAGCCGCGCCGCGTTGGCGGTTTTCTCGGCGCTCGCCATCACCTGGTCGAGCACCTGGTGCTGTTCCGTGATCCGCGCGAGATGCGTCTCGACCGATTCGAGGCTGGCGACAGTTTCGTTGCTGGCGCCGGCCCACTCGGCGACTGCGGCCGCCGTGTCCCAGAAGCTCCGGTGAATCTTGCGGCCGGTCGCCCAAACCTGCCCGTAGACGGGGACCATACCGACTGCGGCTGTGAGCACTTCCTCCGCGCCGGCCTCGCCGGCGCGCAGCGCATCGGCCAGGCCCTGCGCGCGTTCCGCCGCCTGGTCGAGTGCCCGCGTCACCAGCGTGATGCCGGCAAGCGCGCCGCCGCCGGCGAGGACCTGCCCCAGCCGGCCGATCCCGCTCGAAGCGCCCAGGCCCTTCCCGATATCCTTGAAAGCGCCTTCGACGCGCCCGGTGAATCCGCGCAGGTGCTCCTCCGCGGTGTTCAGCCCGCGAACGAACCCGTCAATCTGCGCGGTCAGCGCGACGGCCAGGCTGGCGATGGCGGCCATGTGTGCGTCCCTCGATCGCGTTACACGCCGCGGTGATGCGGCGGGCGATCGCGATCTGCTCTGCGGTGGTTTGCGTGCGGTGGCCTGACTCGCCGAACCGCGGCATGAAGTCTTTCGGGGTCACGCGCGCGCCGCCGAGTGAGCGCGCCAGCACGGCGCAGATGAGCGCCGCGCGGTGATCTTCGCGCCAGGTCCCCATCGGATCGAGCTGGTCGAGTGCGAGCAGCTCGGCGAGTTCGCGGCTGCTCCACCGGGCAAGCAGCTCGGACACGGGTATCCCGTAGCGGTGCGCGAGTTCGAGGTAGAAGCGGCGCCCGGGCCGCTGCGTCAGTTTTTTGCGAGGTTCTCGACGTCCCGCGCCGACAGCGCGTTCAGCCGGCAGGCGACGTTGAACACGCGATCCAGCGCCGCCGCGGACTTCTGCCCCAGCGCCTGCGCCTGGTGGTCGCTGAACAGCCGCGTGCGCTGATCCGCGCCGACCATGCACAGCGCGCACAGCCGGGCGCGCACGTTGGTCAGGTTGCGCTTCCCGCCGGCGTAGACCGCGGCCTCGAACGCGTCGCGGTCCGTGCCGGACAGGCTGCGGACCCACACGCCGGCGCGGGCGTCGCCGTTCGCCCACTCCGGCACGGCGACGAATTCGCAAGTGAAATCTGCAGCGCCGAGAATATCCTCTGCGCTGAGCACCTTTCGCTCACTCATGCTGTTCTCCATCAGAACCCCGGACGGCAGTCCGGGGCGCCGTTTCAGAACCCCGGACGGCAGTCCGGGGCGCCGCTTCAGAACTCCGGACGGCAGTCCGGGGCGCCGCTTCAGAACCCCGGACGGCAGTCCGGGGCGCCGCCCTGGCAGACGTCAGACTGCGCGGAGCCCCATTACGACGCCGACAGGTCCATCGCGCCAGCGACCTTCACCGTCACGCTCATCGTGACGGCGCCGCCGATCTCGCCCGACGGCGCGAACGCGGTGAGGATGCCCTTGAACTCCCACTTCGTGCCGGCGCTGTCCGCCCAGGTCACGCGGTAGTCATACTTCGCGCCGAGGTACCCCAGGAACGTCTCGAGATCGACGTACGCGGAGTCGGCATAGCTCGCGGGGAAGAAATTGAGTTCGGCGCTGAACTCCCCGCCGTCCTTCATGCCGCCGATGAACTCGCGGTAGCCCGACGGCGATTCAGAGTGGCTCACGTCGACCGACTCCGCCGCCGCGGACGGCCCGTTGATCGAGCGCACCTCGGCCACTTTCTTATACGTGGATCCGCCGTCGATACTGATCGACAGCAGCGTCCCGTAAAACGGAATCGCTTCACTTTCCTGGTCCCAGGGCATGTTGTTCTCCCATCAATGTGTGGGCGGGGTCTCGACGAACCAGCACAGGTACTCCTGCACCACGCCCACGGTTGGTTTTTCCTGTCCTTCGCCCGGCGGCGCCGCCATCGCGTCGCGTTCGCCGTCCTGCAGGATGATCCCCCGACAGTTCACGCCGCCGGCTTCGCCCACGAATCCATCCAGCGCCCGCCGGCAGGCGTCGGCGATCGCCTTGACGTTCGCGTAGACCTCCGCGCCCGCGCGTCCGTCGTAGACGCTCACCTGCACCCGCGCTGCGGCGAGTCCGGCGGGGCCTTTGCTGCCGCGCACGCGCAGCGTGCCCACGCGCTGGTAGACGATGCGCGGATCGTCCGCGGCCTGCGCCGTGAACACCGGCGAGATCCGTCCGCCGACCATGGCGGCGACGGTCGCGTTTCCCGCGAGCAGCGCATGGATGCACTTTTCGATCATCGCGTTGCGGGAAGTCCGATCAGAACCCCGGACGGCAGTCCGGGGCCGCAGTGCGTTACCGCCTGTTCAGTTTCTGCGCCGCCTTGTCGGCTTTGAGTCGTTCGCGCGCGATCGTCGCGAGGATCCCCGCGACGATCTCGGCGCTGATCAGCCGGCGCAGGTCATCCGCGTGTTCGTCGACCGCGGGGCGAACGTGCGGGATCGCCGGCACGTCCTTCGGCGCGGTGACGCCCTTTTTGTGGTTGTCGCGGCGCGACCGGCCCTTGGGCCGCCCCCCGCGTCCGCGCGCCGCGTGCCCGTACTCGATCGCGTAGGGGTAGTAGTAGGGATCGCGCGGCCCGATCCCCAGGTCCTCGCGCTCGGGATACTTGATGCCCATGCGCACCTGCCCGCGGCGCCGCGGCTGCGAGGCGATGGTGGTTTTCTCCCACGCCGCGCGATACTGCCCGGTGATCCGCTGCAGGTACGCGTCGATATTCGCCAGGATCTGCGCCTTGATCTTCGCCGCCGCCGCCGCCAGCGCTTCGCGGACGATCTTTTTCGCCGCCGCCTGGGGCAGCGCGCGGAGCTGCGCGGTCAGCGACTCGACGCCGAGCACCTGCGCGCGCACGATCGGTCCAAGCGACGGGTGCCGCGGCAGCGGCTCGCCGCCGCCCGACGCCCAATTGCGGCGCCCGCGGGCCATGGCGTTCGAAAGGCGGCCCATGCGCTCACTCCATCAGAACCCTCCACGGCAGTGGGGGGCCGCTCAGAACCCCCCACGGCAGTGGGGGGCCGCTCAGAACCCTCCACGGCAGTGGGGGGCCGCTCACACCCGCTCGACGCACAGCACCAGCAGCTCGACGTTCGCCTCGCGTACGTTGCGCACGCTGACGATGTCGAACACGCGCGTGCGAAAGCGGATCCGTTTGGCCGGCGTCAAGTCCAGATCGACGCACCAGCGCAGGCGTACCTGGTGGGTGACCTCCGCCTGAACCTGTTGCGCCTGCTGCAGCTCGCGGCCGCTCAATGGCTCGATCGCCGCCCAGCGCGCCGGGCCCTCATCGCTCCACACGTCCAGCTCTTCGCCGTACGCGTTGCGGCTGAGGGTGCGCCGCTGAATGTTCACCCGATGGCGCAGCGTGCCCGCCTGCATCATTCGTTCTCCGCGCCGCTGGCGTGCACCACGCGGGTGGCGATGAGCCGCCGCGCCGCCAGCGGCACGATCATCCGCGACGCGGGAGCCGCTTCCTCGCGCTGGGCGTACAGCTCCGCGACGAGCAGCCGCACCGCGGCCACCAGCAGCGGCTCGCGTTCCGCGAGATCTGCCGCCGTCTCGAATCCCGCCTTGAACTCGAGCACGATCGCGTCCGGCTGACTGCGCACGGCCGGCCAGTTCGTCCCGTAGACGGGCCCGAGCGCCGCGAACCAGGCGTGATCGGGATAGGTGCTGAAATCCACGTCCTCGACCAGTGCCTGCGCGTCGCCGGCCGCGTCGATGTACGAGAGTGATTCCACCGACAGCAGCGGCGGGCGCGGCACGTAGATCCGCTGCCGGCCGTCGTGACATACCGGCCAGCGCGGCAGCGTCAGCCGCCACGTCTGCTCGATCAGCGCGCGGCCGGTGTCATCCTCCACCTTCGCGGCCGCCGCCTGCACGTAGGCCGTGATCAGCGCATCGTCGTCGTCGCAGTCCACGCGCAGGTGCGCCTTGACGTCGGCGAGTGCGATCGCCAGCTCAGCAGGCGGTGTGACGAGTTCCAGGGTCATGCGCGTCCCTTCGCGTTCATTCGCGTTCATTCGCGGTTCGGTTCTTCGTGCGCAGACACGCGGTGAGCAGCTCGTGCAGTTGCCCGTGCATGCGCGCGTTGTCCGCCAGCGCGGCCGTGTTCGCGTCGATCGCGCCCTTGCACTCGGCGAACGATTCGGCGACTTGCGCGCCGACGGCGTCGATCGCCTGGTCGCGTTCCGCGGCCATCTGCACCAGGGCGCGCTGCGTGCCGAGGAAATCCTGCGTGGCTTTCTCGACCTGGACGTCGCGCTTCGCCAGGTGCTTCAGCATCAGGCGGATCATCGCGACCAGCACGAGCACGAAGCCGCCTTCGCGCACCAGGTCCCCGTGGGGCAAGGGCGCGGTTTCGGCGACGATGGCCAGCGGCAGCCAGCACGCGCCCAGGGCAACGACTTTCAGCAGCGGATCCATGGCGATTGGGTTTTACAGGCGGCAACCGAGGTCACACAGAAACGACTCCCGGAACCGCGAATTCACGCCAATGCACTCGAATCAGAACGCCGCTTCGCGTTGATTCGTGTCCATTCGCGGTTCAGGTCAGTTCTTGGTTCGGCCGCGTTTCGGCTTTTTCCCAACCTCGCCCGCCTGCGTCTCATCGGACGGGGGGTTCGTTTCATCGGACGGGGGTAGCGTCTCAGCGCCCTCCGCGTTCTCCGCGGTTGCGGCATCGTCGGCCACGCTCTCTTCGGGCGCGCGCACCAGCGCGACCGCGACGCCCTCCTCGATGAGCAGCGCGCCCTCTTCGCGCGAGACGATGCGCATTTCGTCGGCCGTGTGCCGGCGTCCGCCGGTCCAGCCGTTGGTCAGAAACTTCACCTTCATGGGGTTGTCTCCATACAGAACCGCGAATCCACGCGAATGAATTCTTGGTGTCTTGGTGCCTTGGTGTCTTGGTGTTCAGACCGGCGCCGTGTGCGGCCCACCCCCGGCGTCAGTAGTCGCCGAGGTTGATCCACGCCACGCGGATCGTGCCCGTCGCGGTGCACACGTCGTCCGCCGACGCGTCGTTGGCTTCGAACGCGATGTTGAAGTAGAGATCGAGCGCGGTGCCCGTGCCGTCGACCGCGGCGTCGGTGGCCAGCACCGCGCCCAGCGCCGCGGCCGAACTGGACAGATCGCCTTCGATTTTGTTGATGACGTTCTGCTCGGTGGTCGCGAGCGCCGCGTCGGCCGCGCTGGTGGTGGTGCCCACGCCCATGTCGTAGGTCGCGGTCGTGGTCAGCCCGTCGGTGCCGCACGCGACGTCGAGGTCGATCGTCGATCCGAGGAACTCGATGTATCCTGCGGGAAAATCGTAGAGCTTGATCTTGCCGTGCGCGCCCGCGGCGCCCGCGTCGGTGATCACGATCTCGATCGCATCGAACGTCCAGACGGTCTGGTGCAGCGCGAGCCCGCCCTCGGCGAGACTGAAGCCCGTCGAGCTGACGCCGATCGCGCCGGCGCCGGCGCCGTTCCAGAGCGCGCCGCCGTCGGCGAACACCAGGCGATCGCCGCCCAGGTCGCGAAACACCGCGGGCCCGGTGTGCGTGGTATCGGGCGATTGCGCCGTCGACACGAGGGCCGGCAGCCCGATGAGCACGATGCCTGCGAGCGCCAGCGCGTAGAGTCGGTAGATCTTCATGCGTTTTTCTCCGTGGGTTTCAACACCAAGGCACCGAAGTGCTAAGTGCAGAGTGCTAAGTGCAAAGTGAACGGCTCTGCGCGGTTCACTCATCACTTATCACTCATCACTGCCGTTCTTGGTGCCTTCGTGTCTTGGTGTTCAACTCATTGGAGCGCAGGAGGCGCGCGGCCCTTGACGGCACGGTGCGGGCATGAAGCCCGCGCTGGCGCGTCCAGGGTGTTTGGTTTTAACCGCGCGCCCCCGCGCATCAGAACCCCCCACGGAAGTGGGGGGCAGGGTATTACACCGCGGTGTGCAGCGCGGTGAGCGCGTTGTCGTCGATCACCTTGCCGTCGGTGTACGCGTGGGCCACGAAGCCGGTGCCGTCGTAGCTCGCGTACTTCTCGACCAGGCGGATGATCCGCATCGCGAGCGTGAAGGCGATGCCGTAGCCGCGGCTGAAGTCGCCGAACACCGCGATGCGCTTGTCCGCGGTGAAGGTGTTGCTCGCGAACTCGGATTCCCAGATGGGGTATCCCAGCAGGGTGTCGGGCTTGCCCGGCACGATCGACGGCAGCCAGATCGGCCGGCCGTCGCCGTCCTTGAGCTTCATCGCGCGCACCACCATGTCACGGTGCATGAGCCACGCGCCGTTGCGGCGGTAGACGGCGCGGATGTTGCCGAGCGCGGTGACGAAGTCGGTCCAGTCGCCCAGGCCGGTCTGCGACGTGGTGTGTACTTCGCGGCCGGTGAGACTCGAGGTCTCGTTGAACACGCCGGTGGCCTCGCCGCTGCCGGTGCCCGCGATCCACGCGGTTTCCAGGGCCTCGGCCATGTTCCGCGCGATCTCGTAGAGGATCGCATCCTCGGCCAAACCGCCGGTCGTGCCGATGAGGTTGTTCGCGACCCAGCCTTCCAGGCTGGTCGGCGCCGGCGTCAGCGTGACCTTGCCGAAGATGGTCGCGGCGTCGGTCGCGGCGGCCTGCGCCTCGGTGCGCTTCGCGGCCGCGGTCATTTGCGTGGTGATCTTGGGGATGTCGATCGCCCGCGCGTCCGGCAGCATGAACACCCGGCTGCCGGCGAGCATGTGCACCAGGTCCTGCAGCTTGGTGATCACTTCGCGGACGACGGCGACCGGCGCCATGTAACCGCCCTCGGCGACGGCCGTGGTCCAGGGCATGCCGGCGCGCTGTTCGCGCACGACGTCGCCGGTGTGCAGCCAGCGGGCCAGGGCGCGCACTTCGCGGCGCACGTCGGCGCGGAGCTGCTCGGGGGTGCGTTCGCGTTCGCCGCCGCGCGTCTCGCGCTCGCCGTCCTCGGCGGGCGTGCTCGCGTCCGCCGCGGAGCGGCGCTGCCGCGGCTGGTCCAGCGCGGCCTCGGCGTCAGCGATGTCGCGCTGCTCGCGCTCCACCGTCTGCGTGCGGTCGGCCTGGTCCTTGAGCGCCTGCGCGTCGGCGATCATTTTGTCCCACTGCGCCTGTTCCTCGGCGGTGAGGCTGCGCTTTTCGCGCACGGCGGTGTCATTCAGCGCCTGCGCCTGCTTGATGAGCGCGGCGCGCGCCTGGAGCAATTCGGCAAGGGTCATGGATGTGTCTCCGGCCGCGTCCGCGAGAACCGCGGAGGTGATCCGCCCGCGGGCACGGCAAACTCACGGTGTGGGACCGGCGTTCGCGCCGGTCGCTCGTGTGATCGCCCTCGCCGGCACGGCCCCGCGTGCAGGTGAGCGATCGGTGGGGTGTGGGACCGACTTTCCAGTCGGTCATTGCAGTGCACGGACGCGCCCCGGCGCCGTCACCATGTATCACGTTCGCTTTCCGGCGCTCCTGCCGAATCAGAACCCCGGACGGCAGTCCGGGGCGTTTTTTCAACACCAAGCCACCACGGGTCACAGGTCGAAGGTCACAAAGTCGAAAGTCAGCAGGTCATGGACGTGCGACCTTTGACATTCCGACTTTCGACTTGGTGTCTTGGTGCCTTCGTGTCTTGGTGTTTAATCGAGCGTCGCGAGCGTAATGATCCGCGCTCGGACCTCCGCGTCGACCGCGGCGCGTTGCACGATGTGATCGTCAAACGCCCGCCGGCTGCGCACCTCAGCCTCCGCACGCGCGTACTGCGGATCGGTGACGACGCTCACGTCGAACAGATCCACGTCGAGGATCTCGCGCAGCTCGAGCTGGCCGTCGTTGTACGTGGTCCACTGCTGCCCGCCCTTGACCGCGCTGAAATCAAAGGACGCGCCCTTCACGTCGCCGCGGCGCATGGACTCGATGAGGTCCTTCGCGACCGTGGTGTCCGGCGGCAGGATCTCGAACTTCAGCCCGACGTCGTCTTCGCTCAAGAGCAACGTGCCCGACGTCGTACGTCCGAGCACTTGCGATGCGTTGTGGTTGAACAGCGCGACCACGTCCTGTTTCTCGCGGATCGCACGCGCGAACGCCCCGCGGCGGATCACTTCCCGGTACCAGCCGCCGACCACAGTCTCGACCTCGTACAACGCGGCGTGACCGACGATGCGCGTGGCCGCGCCTTCGCCCTCCGCCCGGATCTCGCGGACCAGCGCCCGCATTTCACGTTGCGTCATGTATCACGTTCACTTTCCGGCGCTCCTTCCGAATCAGAACCCCGGACGGCAGTCCGGGGCGCCGTTGCAGAACCCCGGACGGCAGTCCGGGGCGCCGTTGCAGAACCCCGGACGGCAGTCCGGGGCGCCGTTGCAGAACCCCGGACGGCAGTCCGGGGCGCCGTTTCAACACCAGGCTCTCCAGCCGTTCATAACTGCTGATTTCCGGCCCACCTGCTCATTGCAGCGCTTCGCCCACCAGCTCCGCGAACCGGTCCGCCCAGCGCTGCGCCACGACGTCCTGATCGCCGGCCAACAGGTCGCACACGCCGGGCATCGCTTCGATCTCCGCATGGAAATCCCGAATCGCCGCGCCCAGTTCGCGGCCGCGGCTCTCGCGCGTGATCCGCGTGTAGGCCCGCGCGACCGGGTTCAGCGCGTCCGCGGCCGGCTCCCGGCACTCGCGCAGCACGGCCGCCAGGTCATCGCCTCGCTTCGCCGCCCGGCGCAGGCGGTCAAACGTCCGCGTCACCACCCGTCCGCAGGCGTCGCGCACCAGCGGCGCCAACACCTGGCTCGCCGCTTCGCGCACCTGCCGGCCCCGATCCCGAACCGCCAATGCACGCGAATTTACGCCAATGACTTTTTTGCGATCTTCGCGTGCGTTCGCGTCCATTCGCGGTTCACGGCCGTCGTCGTTTTCCTCATCGCCGCCGGACTCGCCGGAATGACCGGACGCGATCGTGGCCCCCCCCACCACGTCGCCGGCGTCGTCCAGGATCACGTCGCCCGACACCAGCTCGCCGTTGTCCGCGATCACCGGCAGCCACGGAACCTCCGGCGCGGCGGGATCGACCGGCACGTTGACCTGGCTGAGCAGCTCGTCGATCGCCATGCGGTTGAACATCACGTCGGAGATCGTGCCGTCGGCGATCAGCCCCTTGACGATCTCGCGCAGAAATCCCAGGTGTTCGCGGGCGTCCTGCTCTTCGGTGCGGTCACCGATGTCCACCCACTGCATCTGCGCGCGGTGCTTGTCGCCGGCCGCGCCGATGCCGTTGAGTTCCTCGAGTTCGCGCACCTCGTTGATGCTGTACACCCCGCGATCGAGCATGGCGGTGTAGTAGTTGGTCCGCGCCGCCACGTCGGCGCGCATGATCGCATTGACCACCGCGCGGACGTAGACGCCGCTCTCCTGCTCACGCGGCGAAATCAGCTTCGCGGTGGCCTCCTGCTCCAGCACGGAGATCCACGGCGCCAGCGTCTCGGTGTGAAAACTGTTGGTCTCCTGCTCGTAATTGCCCCAGGTGGCGCGGTCCAGGTTGCGCAGCCGGCTGAGCGGCAGATTGAGAAACCGCGCATAATCGCCGATGGTCGCTTTGCGGCTCTCAATGAGCTGCGACGCCCGCGGATCGACGCCGACCTGGTGGTACTTCACGCCCGGCGGCAAGACGCCCAGCCGGCCTGCTTTCTTCTGCCCGGCGTGGATCCGCCCCCAGCTTTGCCGGAGCTGCGTCATCTGCTCCGGCGTGACGCCCTCGGCCGCCTCGAACAGACCGTTGGGCGTGGCGCTGTTCGCCAGGTAGCTGGCCAGGTACTTGTCGGAGGCGAGCTGGATCCCCAGCGTTTCGGCCATCGCCTCGAGCAGCCCGTAGCCGCACACACCGTCTTTGGAAAAGACGAAGATGCGCAGCACGTTCGCGTCGGCCAGCGTCACCGGCGTCTGGCCGGGATCCCCGCTCACTTCCCAGATCAGCTTCCCGCCGCTGCGTTTGGGTTTCATCCGCGTGGGATGAATGCCCCACAGCGCGACGGGATCGCCGCGGCCGCTGCGCTGGATCTCCGCGACGCCCGTGCCCCACATCAGCGCGCACGCGTAGAGCCACCAGAGGAAGTTGAACGCGCCGGTCTCCGGGTTCGGCCGCGTGTGCAGCAGCCGGTGCACCGGGTGCGCGCGCAGCACCTCGCGTCCGGACTCGGTCGCGGCGAACACCTTGAACGGGAGGTTCGCCGCGGACGAAGCGATGATGTTGACGCCCGCGTAAAACGCCGACGTGGTCAGCGCGGTGTCCGCGGTGATGGCTTCGCCGGCCGTCGACGTGGCCGCGCCGAAGATCTCACCGAACGTGCGCGGATCCGCAGCCGAGCGCACCTCGCGCGGCGTCCAGAGCAGGTTGAGTACGCGATTGATCAGGCCCATGCGGTTGCCGTCTTGGCGCCTTCGTGATTCCGTTGTGGGACCGACTTTCCAGCCGGTCTCTTGGGTGTTCAGCCGTTCGCGGCAGGTGCGCTGGGCGCCGACGCCGGCCAGCAGCATTTGAGCCAACGCCGGCCGGATCCACAGTGACACACCCGCTGCTTGCGGGTTTGCGCTCGCGCCGTCTTGCGCAGCTCGCGCGCGAAGAGGCGCAGATTGTCCGCGGTCCGTTGCAGCCCCCGCGTCAGCTCAGACGTCTCGACGTTCATCGCATCGCGTTCCCGTTGCAGTGCCGCCTGTCGCTCGGGGTCATCCCCAACGTACCGGCGGTGAAGAATCTTGATCGCATCACGCATCTGGGTGCCTTGACGTCTTGGTTCAATCAGTCCAGCTCCAGGATGCCCCCGAACTGATCAATGAACTCGCCGGCGGTCATGCCCCCGTCGCCCTCGATGAGCAGCCGCTTGATCTCGCTGAACGCGTTGACCGCCGCGGCGATGCCGTCGATGCGTTCGGGCCCGCCCTTGCGCGGTTTCTGGGGGAGGATGTTGTCATTCACGTCGATGCGCACCGCGACGTTTTGCGCCATCCAGCGCAGGACCGGATTCCCGCCATGCAGCAGCCGGCCGTCGCGCATCAGCGCTTCCAGGTACTTCGCCGGCTCGCTGAGCCGCTTGGCGTTCTGCGGCACCTCGACGGCTTCGATTCCCTCGCCGGCGAGTTGCACGGTCAGGTCGCCCGCGTTCCACGGATCGAACGCGACCGTGCGGATCTTGTACGCGGCGCGATCGGCGACGATCTGCGCCTTGATCGCGCCGTAGTCGATCACGCCTCCGTCGGTCACCTGCAGCAGCCCGCTGCGCACCCAGCTCGCGTAGCGGTAATCGCCCTTCTTGGCGCACTCATCGACGCGCTGCTGCGGAATCCAGAACCGCGGCCAGAGCAGGAAGCGGATCGGCAGGTCTTCCGCCTCGATCGGGAAAACCTTCATCCAGCAGGACAGGTCGATCTTGCTGGACAGGTCGAGTCCGCCGAAGCACTCTCGACCGAGCAGGATCCCGCCCAGCATCCGGTTGAATTCCTCGAGGTGGGCGCATGCGTCCCACTTGTCGAGATCCAGCCAGCCGCCGACGTCGTTCACCCACTGATTGAGGGAGTACCTGCGATACTTCGCTTCGGCGCGGCTCGACACCTTCGCGCTGCGCGCGTCCTCGAGTAAAGAATCGAGCGTGAGGCTCACGCCCAGCGACGGGTTCGCCGCGGCCAGCGCCGCGGTATCGTCGAGGGCGCAGGTCGGATCCTCGGCTTCGTGCAGACAGCAGAGGTAGGTCAGGTCCTCGATCTCTCCGAAGTGCACGGCTTTCGCATACCGGTACTGCTCGTAGCAGATGCCCTCGAGGTCGCTGCCCGCCGTGGTGATCACAATCAACAGCGGCTGCCGGCGGGCGCGTCCGCTGTAGAGCAGCACGTCCCAGAGTTTGCTGTCGGGCTGGGCGTGCAGCTCGTCGAAGATCAGGCACGAGCAGTTGTACCCTTCCTTCGTGTGCGCTTCGTGCGAGAGCGATTCCAGAAACGCGTCGCCGCCGCCGGCGTAGACCAGGCGTTTGGCGCTGTCGACCGGTTCGATCTCGTCGGAGAGCGCCGGCGACAGCCGCACCATCTTCGCGGCCTGCCGGTAGACGATCGCCGCCTGCTTGCGATCGCCCGCGGCGATGTAGACTTCCGCGTTGGGCTCGCGGTCGCCGACCAGGTGGTAGAGGCCGAGGCCTCCGGTCAGCGTGCTCTTGCCGTTTTTCTTCGCGGTCGATGCGTAGCAGCGCCTGAAGCGGCGCGTGCCGTCCGGCCGCTGCCAGCCGTAAAGCGGGTAGATCAGATCCCGCTTCTGCCAGTCGAGGAGCTCGAACACGTCGCCCGAGCGCACGCCGATCGTGGTATCGCCGTGGCGGATGAACCGGCGGAAGAAGTGGCACACCCGCTCGGCCGCAGCGATGTCGAACACGTGGCCGGCGAGCAGCGCCCGTTCATCGTTCGGCGTGCGGACCTGGTCCAGCCACCCCGCCGCCCGGGCGTCGGCCTTGAGTTGCGCGAGACGGTTTTTGGCCACATTACAGAGCCCTGCAAAACAGAGCCGCGCCCGTGAGGAAGCGGAAGGGGTTGCTAGCGCGGTATGTTACCGCGGTACCAACACGCTTCAGAACCCCGGACGGAAGTCCGGGGCGCCGTTGCAGAACCCCGGACGGAAGTCCGGGGCCGCAGTGTGAAGGACGGGTGGCGTCGCGATGATTCGGCTCAGTTGCCCAGGTACGGCACCCACAACAGGTAGCGCTGCGCGCCGCAGGTGCAGGTCTGAAAGATGGGCGCGGCGATGCGATACTGCTGCACGAACGTTTCGCAGATCTGGATCGGAGCTTTAGCGTCAGCCAGCACCGTTTTAGGAACGATCGGGAACTGAATCAGCCACGCCGGCAGGACCGTATGACTCCAGTAGCCAGGTCGATCGACGATGTGCGTGTGCATCGGCTCCGCGTCCTTCGCGATCTCAGCGGTTCAACGCGCCGCCTTCCAGCCAAATGGAATAAACCCGAACAGGTAGCGCCGCTCGCGCAGGAACGGCTTCGTGCTCACGTTGCCCCCGGCGTCATCCGCGCGACGCATGGGTGCGTACTGAGGCAGCGTTTCGCCTTTGCACCGCCACTGCTCCGCGATCATCGCGTGACGCAGATCGGTCATGTTGGTCGGGTGACCGGCGAAGATCGTCGTCGAGCCGCGCCGCCCGGAGAACCTTCGGAAGATGGGATTGCCGTCGCCGTCGCGCAGCGTGCGCAGCCACTGGCGGAATTCCTCGTCGGTCATGGCCGCCAAGTCCGGCGCCGACCGGATGCTGGAAAAGTGTCCGAATCCGAAGCAATCGCGGACAACCTGCGCGATCGAACGTCCTGCGGTCTGTCGAATGATCGTACAACCTTTCGGAACGACCTCGATCACGTACAAGGGCGCGGCCGGCGGTGGAGGTGGCGGTGGTGGCGGTGGCTCAGGCCGCAGATGCGTTGGTGGTGGCGGGTTCCATCTCATGCGTTCACTCTACCTCGCGCCGCGCATCCCGCAAACCCCAACCCCAAACACCCTTGGTGTCTTGGTGCCTTGGTGTCTTGGTGTTAAACCCCGGCGCGGTGGACTACTTCTCACGCCCCCGCGTTGAACTCGTCCAGTCCGCCGGCCGGCGTCTTCGCCTCGATCTTCAGCCCGCTGCGCGCCGACGGCGACAGCCCCAGCTCGCGGGCGAGCTTGATCACGTCCGCCAGGGCGTCGCGCACCTGGGTGACCAGCGGCGAGGTGTAGGGGTTGCCCCCGCGCGGTTTGACCACGCGCGATTTTCGGCCGAGGGCGCGCTTGGCCTCGAGATACCGCTCCCACGCCTGGCAGTACAGTGCCAGCACGGCCTGGTCGATCGCCCCGATCACGCCGAGTTCGGCGAGCTGCGGCGCGCGCCGGTTCCATTCGGCGAGCGCTTCGCCGGCGAGCCACTCGGGCGGTTGTGGCCCGCCGGACGCTTTCAGCGCGGCGACCTCGCCGGGATCCAGCGGCCGTTTGCCCGGGTTCCCGCGCAGCAGCTTCAGCGCCCTCGGCGCTGGTTTTGGTCCCCGTCGTCCCATGGCGCCCCCAGTTGACTTCGTTGCCCCACGCATCCCAGCCGTTGGCCGGCTGGCGTGCGAACAGTTCGATGCGCGGCAGGGCGCCGAACAGCTCGACGATTCGCTCCCGCACGCAATGCGGTTTTGCGCTGTGCTTCGTGATCGGCTCATCCACCACGGAGTGCACGGCATGCGACTGCGGCCGCATCGTGCCCTTCACCCCCAAGAGGCACAGCTCGGCGTTGGCCCGGGTGTAGTAACCCAGCCCGGTGCGGTAGCCCGGCCCCGTTCGATTGCGCTTCACCCAGCAGAACGCGTTCGTCGCGTAGCGGAATCCCCACGCCTGCAGCACGCGGATCCCGAGCGGGAGCACGGTCATGGTCACCCACAGCAGCAGCGCGCAGTTTGCCGCGGCGATCGCCGCGACGGGTAGTGCCAGGATCTCGTCGTCGCGCATCAGCGGGTAGTATCGATCCGGCCCTTTGCTGCCCTGCTTCCATCCGATGTCCCACGGCGGATCCGCGTAAATGATTGCGTACCGTCGACTTGGGAAAATAGGAGGGGGGGGGGGGGA